TTCTCAAGGTTGTGGAATTCATACTCTCCCCAAACAAATGGTTCTGAGTCTGGCTTGGTAGGAAGAAGCGTGTAGTTGGTTTCAGTTCCCTGACCATTACGCTTTAGCTTCCACTCAAGGTTTGAGATTGATCCAGTCTCCAGTGCGTACTCACGAATAGTGTTGAATGCAGACTGCTTAGTGACACCCTGTGACCAAACAGCAATGTATGGTGCCTCAAGGCCATCTTCTACTAGAACGTTGCAGTAGAAACGAAGCTTTGAACGCCAACCAGCCTTTGGCTCCTTACGTGCCATCTCACATGCAAAGCAACGGCCTTCAGTTTCCATAGTACATGCAGCCATACGCTTGTAGTCCTTTGGATTGGTGTGCTGTGCGATAACCACAGACAAGCCTCGCTCATCTGCGTAGTGTGCTGAGTCCTGATCCAATTCCTCTACGAAACGAATCTTTGCAGCCTGTCCGTCAGCTAGCTTTACCCAACGAACCTTTGTTCCTGTGCTTTCATACTTTGGCTTATCAAGAATTGCATTGATATCCTTTAGCCCTTTAATTACACCCATGGTGTTCTCCTTATTTGTTGTTTGTTATATTATTGTAGCATGGCCATTATTGATTTGTCAAATGACATATCTAGCCTTTTTATATCTTCGTCTTGCATATCTCCAATGTCTTTGTAAGCTGAGTCCAACTTGACAGTAGTAACCATTGCACCAAGACTCTTAATAATCTTGTCTCTCATGTTACCTCCTGCCTCATCGTTATCTGCTATAACAAAAACAGAGTTGAAGTACTTACGAAGAAGCTCTATTTGTTTTGTAGATACCATTGCTCCTAGTGTAGCAACAGCTGGAATTCCAACCTGATCTAGACGAATAGCATCAAAAGACGATTCTACCACATAAACCCTGTTGGATGTTTTGACTCTGTGCAAGTTAAACAAGATCTTTGACTTTGGAAGTCCAGGAGTGTTCTTAAAGTCTTTACCCTCAATTGACCTACCAACAAATCCAACCTCCATACCATCAGGTGCAGCGACTGGAATTGTTACCATATCTTGTTTTTCTGAGTATCCAAGTTGAAACTTTTTTACAGATGACTCTGTTATAAGTCTCCCAGCATAGTATCTCATTGCTCTTGGTGATTCAAGTGCTTGCTGGTTTAGCCTTTTAATTAGTATCTGGTCATACTGAGTATACTCTGGAATTGTAATAAGCTTTTTCTCTACATCGCCAATGATAGAAGATAGTCCTTCTTTTGACTTGATATACCGTGCTGCTTCAAAGTAACTACGTGCCGTTGTATGCATAACAACCTCAACCAAATCTGCCACATGATGACAAGAAAAGCAAAAGAACTTTCCAGTATTCTTGTCTACTTCTCCTGCTGGAGTCCTATTGTTAGCATGAAAAGGACAGAAGATAATGTAATCAGAGTCAATTTCTTTTTCAATAGTTAGACCTGCACCAATCAGAACCTTTTTAATTTGATCAGGAGTATAAGCAGACATTAGTTATCCTCAAAATCCTTGTACTTGTAGTATCCCTTGTCAAAGTCTGCCTGAACCAAAAACTCTCCCATGAAACCATTACGGTTCTTGCGGAAGACACACTCAATGATATCAGAGTTAGTTCCACGACCCAAAGCTAGCACCCAGTCAGCATCATATGCAATCTGACGTGACCATGCTGTCTGTCCAAGAGTTGGAACTGTATCAAGCTTAGTAACATCGTCAGGAGTAGCAGATGAGATAGCGATAATTGGAACCTCTTCGCTAATAGCCATAAGCTTTAGCTCACGTGACAAGTTCTTCATACGCACAGTTTCGTTATCTGACTTTTGATTTGGAGACATAAGCTGTAGGTAGTCAACTACAACGAAGTCTGGCTTATACTGGTCAATCTTTCCACGTAACACAGATGGAGTAACTTCTCCACCAGAGTCATTAGAGATAATGTGGAATTCTGGCTTGCCCTGAAGTGCTTTCTGGTGCCACATCTTTAGATCATCAATCTCAATCTGTCCAGCGGAAAGCTTTCTGTGTGACCATAGTCCATCTCCCATGATTGCGAATACACGGTTACGAACTTCTGTCTCACTCATTTCAAGTGATACGATCATTGGTGACTTGCCCTGTCTCCATGCCTGTACCGCAAAGTATAGCGATAGCCATGACTTTCCAATACCTGGGTAGGCAAGCATAACACCTAGCTGTCCTGGCATAATGCCAGCAGGAAGATAGTTGTCAAATCCTGGCAAACCAGTTCTGATGCCAGACAAGCCTAGCTCTGCCTGCTTCTTCACATTTTCATAATATGCAATCGCAGACTCAAGATCAGTAGCATCAATATCACGAATTGCTGCAGTGTTCTTTCTTAGCTCGGATGTTTTTGATATAAGCAACTCAAGAGCATCTAGCCCTTTGTCTGCCTGAACCTCTGCTGCAGCAGTTCTAATGATATCCTTTAGGCTATCAGTCATGAACTCTGCTTGCAACTCTTCTAGGTGATGCTTTGTTGCACCTACCCCAGACTCTGGCTGAAAGTCACGGAACTTCTCTACAACCAAAGACTGTGGAGGAGTTGATCCATTCTGCTCAAAATATAGTCTGATAAAATTCCAGATATCCTTATGGGTTTTGAGAATGTTGTCAACGTTTGCCTGTAGCAATACGTGAATCTGCTTGTCTTGCAACACAGCGGAGATTAGTTTTGATTCTGAATTACTCACTTAGCCACCTCTTCGCCATCTCTCTTCTCTTTGCCCTTTCCTTTATATCTTCTTGTATTTGTTCTTTTTTATCAATTATATCTTGTGCATAGTTGGCAAAGTACTTCCAACTTGGATTCTGTGCAACATCAAAATAGTGTGCCAGAAGATCATAGCATTCTGATATGCCATATGATTCAATTAAAGCATCTGCAGCCCATTGCTCAACATTGATGTTGATCTGTGGCTTCTGCTCGTATCTCTGAGTGTAAAGCTTTGAGTAGCGACTAAGCAAAGCCATACGGTCTTTGCGTTCTGCCATTATTCTACTTCTGACTTAGCTTCTGTAATCTTTTCGGCAAGCTTGGTCTCTACAAATGAGTAGACACGATCAAATGCCTCATTGATGCTTTCGCTCTCACGCTTATTATCAATTACGTTTAGGTCAATCCTTAGTGACTGGAAGTTGCCTAGATTTAGAGTGTAACCAAGAGTTACACCAACTTTAGTGTTTTCGTTTTCCATACCCGTTTCCTTACTTAAATTGATTCAGACCACACTGGAATGAATCTTCCATCTTCTGTTTTGGTATATGTAAGTATACCATCTCCCATACGCCTTGTCAACTCTTGGCGTGTTGGGGTAATATTGTTTGTTATTAACTTGTCTTTTCTTGGACCACCAATGTGGTATGAAGCTAGTATATCACGAAGTTCAAAAACTTGCGACTCAGAGTAGTATGACCTTACCTGCCATCCTGTGCTACCGCCCTTCTGTGAGCCTGTAGCAGGAGGAACTATGCCTCTACGTACTAAAGAAGGCATATACTTTTTATGACGATTAACTAAACTAGCAGTCTCACCAACAGTAAAAGCACGTTCACGGTTTTTCTTAAAATCACTAATAAGACAGCTTTCAATTCTGTCTTTTGTAATGTTATAAACAGACATGATACCGTTAGACCTATTTAGATGGTGTACCCTAACTAGGTCACCATTCAAAAAGTAAACCTTTTTGCTTCCAGGTATAATGGGTGCATTGTTGTAGTCTTCACGAGACATTGCCCCAAGGCGATGCTGTTTCTTTTCCATTTATTAGTTTGGTATGCCGATAATTATTAGGTTGAGGCCAACTGTTAGATTGCCAGTGCCAGAAAATGTAACTGTACCGCTTACTAGGTTTTGACCAATAGACTTGATCATAACGCTAACCCCAGTTCCAGCATCTGCACCTGAAACGCTAATTGGTGTTGCTGTTACAACTGGAGGATACTTAAAGTATGATGGGAAAGAATAGTCCCACTTAACTGCAGTGCCTGCTGCCACGTTACCACTAGAAACCTCTACATACCCACCAATAAAAGCAGCCTCTGAAGTTTTAACAGTTTGTACTCCAGCGGATGGAGTGTTAATGCTAGTTAGCTTCATAGTGGGTGATGT